ATGGCTGGCCAGCGACCAAGTCGCGCATGCGCAAGGTGGCAGATCTCGTGCCCTATGCGCGAAATGCCCGAACGCACACGCCTGCCCAGGTCGATCAAGTCGCCGCTTCGATCCGGCGCTGGGGATGGACGATGCCTGTGCTTGTCCAGGCCGAGACGTCCGGCATCATCGCTGGCCATTGTCGGATCCTGGCGGCCGAGCGCCTGGGCATTGACGAAGTCCCGACCGTCGAGGCGATCGGGTGGTCGGAGGCCGAGGTCCGCGCCTACATTCTCGCCGACAACAAGTTGGCGCTGAATGCCGGATGGGATGAGACGTTGCTGGCGCAAGAGTTGGCGGATCTCGATGAAATGGGTTTTGACCTGGATCTCATCGGTTTTTCCGAAGCCGAGCTTTCCGCGCTGGATCCCGAAAAGTCGAAGGGCAAAACGGATCCTGATGACGTGCCGGAGCCGGGACCGACGCCTGTTTCTCGGCGCGGTGATGTCTGGATCCTGGGGCCGCATCGAGTGACGTGCGGCGACTCGACTTCGGTCGATGATGTTGAGCGCGCAATGGGCGGCGTCATGGCCGATGGCTGCTGGACCGATCTGCCCTACAACGTCAACTATGAGAGCGCCGCCGGGAAGATCCAAAACGATCACATGGGCGACGATCAATTCGCTGCCTTCTTGCTCGATGCGTTCGTTGCGGCGTTCGCCGTGCTAAAGCCTGGGGCCGCCTGCTACGTCGCGCATGCCGACACCGAAGGGCTCAACTTCCGAGCCGCGTTCAAGTCTGCAGGCTTCAAGCTGTCCGGTTGCCTGATCTGGCGAAAGAATGCCCTTGTCCTGGGCCGCTCGGATTATCAGTGGCAGCATGAGCCGATCCTTTATGGCTGGAAACCCGGCGCGTCGCATCGTTGGTATGGCGGCCGCAAAATGACGACCGTCTCCGATCTCTCGGATGGCACGGTGTTTGGGTTGAATTCGGACGGATCCGTAACCGTTCGAGTGGGCCAGCAGTCCCTAATTATTTCTGGGACCGACTTGAAGGTCGAGCCGGTCGAGCCGACTGTGATCGAGTGCGATCGCCCGAAGGCGTCGGCCGATCATCCGACCATGAAGCCGGTCGCCTTGATCGAGCGCATGCTGAAAAATTCGACGCGATCTGGCGACATCGTGCTCGATCTGTTTGGCGGCTCCGGCTCAACGCTAATTGCCTGCGAGACGCTCGGCCGCCACGCGCGTTTGGTCGAGTTGGATCCGAAGTTCGTCGATGTGATCGTGCGCCGCTGGCAGGAATTCACCGGCAAGACCGCGACGCTCGAGGCGGACGGCCGTTCCTATGATATCGTTTCGGCCGAGCATTACGGCGGGGGCCGCAAGTAATGGGCCGCCAGCGCAAACCTACCCATTTGAAACTAGTCGAGGGCGCGCGGGATCGGCGGCCTGGCAAGGTCAAATCGACCGAGCCGGTGCCGCGCGGTCGCCTCGATTTCGTCGATGCGCCTTCGCATTTTGATGAAGAGCGCAAGGCAATCTGGGATTATGCGATCGAGCATGCTCCACTCGGGCTGTTGCGGCGGCTCGATGCGCAGATCTTTGAGGCATGGTGCGACGCCTGTCACTTGCGGCGTGAGGCCATGCGCAAACTTAAGTCTGGCTCGATGCTGGTAAAGACACCGAACGGCGCGGCCGTGCAAAACCCCTATCTGGGGATCGTCAATCGCCAGGCTGTGATCATGAAGGCGCTCGCCGCCGAAATGGGTTTCACGCCTGCCGCTCGGACGCGCATTTCGGTTGAGGAGGGCGACGGTGGCGACGACCCGACCGACCGCTTCTTCGCGTAAGGACCGCCCGACCGCTTACGCTCGGGATGTTGTCGCCGGTCGGATCCTTGCCGGTCCGCACGTCCGCAACGCCTGCCGTCGCCACCTGGACGATTTGAAGCATGGCGGCGCGCGCGGGCTGCGCTGGAATGCCAAACTTGCGGCCGAGAAGATCGCCTTGTTCGAGGAGGTCTACAAACTTTCGGAGGGTCAATTCGAAGGGCAGGCGTTCATCCTGGATCCGTCGCAGGCTTTCATCATCGGCAGCATCTACGGTTGGCAGTCGTCGCGGTGGGCTAAGGGCGAATGGCGTCGCCGGTTTCGCCGTGCCTTTGTCGAAATGGGCAAGGGCAACGGCAAATCGCCGATGGCTGCTGGCATCGGTATTGAGGGGCTAGTCGCCGCTGGCGAGGCGGGTGCGCAGATCTATTCCGCCGCCGCAAAGCGCGACCAGGCCGCAATTCTTTTCCAGGACGCCGTCAAGATGGTTCGCGGCTCGCCTGCCCTTCGCCGTCGCCTGGCGGTGCAGGGCTCGCAAGGCCACGAGCACAACATCGCCCATCATCTTTCTGCCTCATATTTCCGGCCTGCCTCGCGCGAAACGGGCAAGACCGGCGCTGGTCTGCGGCCGTTCTATGTGCTCGCCGATGAAATCCACGAAATGGCCGATCGGCGGATCCTGGAAACGCTCGAGCGCGGCTTCAAATTCCGCCGCGAGCCGTTGCTTTTCATGATCACCAATTCGGGCAGCGATCCTAATTCGGTCGCTGGCCAGGAGCATGATCATGCCGTTCGCGTTGCCGCCGGTTCGCCGGATCCTGTCGGCCTGGACGCTACTTATGTTGGCGATCCAATCGATGACTCCACATTCAGCTACGTCTGTGCGCTTGATGAGGGCGACGATCCGCTCACCGATCCGTCTTGCTGGGGCAAGGCAAATCCTTTGCTCGGCATCACGCTTACCGAAGAGTATCTCGCGTCGGTCGTTGCCCAGGCAAAGAATATCCCGTCGACGCGCAACGAGATTTTGCGACTGCACTTCTGCATTTGGACCGAGGCCGATGTTGCCTGGATCTCGCGTGAGTTGCTGGATCCGGCGTTGTCTGATTTCGATCCTGGGATCCACGCGGGTGAAGGGTGCGCGGTTGGCCTGGACCTTTCCGAGCGGCGCGACTTGACCGTGAAGGCAAATGTGGTGCGGACCGGCATGGTAAAAATCGAAGCGATGCGCGACGGCGAAATGGTCACCGTCGAGAAGCCGACCTTTGATGCCTGGATCGAAGCCTGGACGCCGGGCGATACGATGAAGGTGCGCGCGGTCCGCGACAAGCTGCCCTATGAGGTCTGGGAACAGCAGGGGTGGCTCTACGCGCCGCCTGGTAAAATGGTATCGTTCCTGCAGGTAGCCCAGGCTCTCGCCGAAGATATGAGCGAGTTCGATGTCCGCCTGGTTGCTTACGATCGCTATGCGTTTCAACGGTTCGAGGAGGACGTTGCGCTGGTCGGCATCGTTCCTGAATTTGTCGAGCATCCGCAGGGCGGTGTCAAAAAGGGCAAGCCGACCGAGGCGATGAAGCGAATGGCAAAAGAGGCCGAGCCGCCTCGCGAGCCCGAGGGTTTGTGGATGCCCGGATCGCTTGCCGTTGTCGAAGAGGCTTTGCTTGAAGGTCGTTTGCGGCTGCGTCGCAATCCGGTGCTCGTATCTGCTATGTTGTCGGCAGTCGTCGAGACTGATAAATGGGGCAACAAATGGTTGGCAAAGGCGCGCTCCGTTAACAAAATCGACGCGGCGGTCGCGCTTTGCATGGCAATGGGGGCGGCGATGGCTTGTCTTGTTGATGATGAAGTTTCCGGCATGGCCGGTTGGTTGGCGCAATCGTGAGCGATCGCGTTCGCCTGGTCAAAGTCGACGATCCGATGTCGCCGATCCACTCCACCGATTCCGCGCGCCGAGGCGGGTTCTGGCTCGGCATCGCCCAGAAGGCGACCGCCTTTGTTGTCCGGGTGCTTTCGCTCACGTCCCGCGAAGGCTGGGAGATCGAGGACTCCCATGCTGGGGAGCCTGTGACGGCCGAGTCGTTGCTTTCGCTTTCGGCCGCCTGGGCATGCATCAACTTGATTGCCGGTGTGACCGGGACGTTGCCGCTTCATGTGTGGCGGACAAATCCGCGCACCGGAGTGCCCGAAATCGCCAGCGATCACTGGCTAGAGCGGCTGTTTGACGCGCCGAATCCCGATCAAACGGCTGTCGACTTTCTTGAGTTCGTCGCTGCCTCGCTCGAAATGCGCGGCAACGCTTACTATGAAATTCGGCGAAACGACTCGGGCCGGATCATCGCGCTCGAGCCGCTGTTGCCGGACATGATGGTCGTTCGGCGTAACCAGGCCGGGCGGCTCGTCTATCGCTTTCCCGATGTCGGCACCGGTCAAACCCGCGAGCTTGATCAGGACGCCGTTTGGCACATCCGTGGTTTTGGCGGATCACCGCTCGGCGGCCTATCCACGCTTGCATTCGGTCGGCATGCGTTCGGCCTGGCACTGGCGATCGACAAGAGCGCCGGGCAGACCTTTAAGAACGGGGTGCGGCCGAGCGGGCTGCTGAAATTCAAAGAATGGCTTAAGCCCGACAAGCGCGAGGCCGCCCATGAGAAGCTGGTCGCCGATCACACCCGCGCGCAAAATGCTGGCAAGCCGCTCGTGCTCGAGGGCGGTGTCGAGTGGCAGCAAATCAGCTTTTCTCCCGAAGATGCCCAGATGCTGCAGTCTCGGACCTTTTCGGTTGAGGAGGTCTGTCGCTTCTTTGGGGTGCCGCCGGTCCTGGTCGGCCACACCGAGAAGGTATCGGCCTGGGGATCCGGCATCGCCGAGATCACGCTTGGCTTTGTGAAGTTTGCCCTTCGTCGCCGGTTGAAGCGGATCGAATTGTCCGCTCGCCAGCAGTTGCTGTCGCCGATCGAGCGTGGCGAGGGCTACTATGTCCGCTTTGACATTGAAGGATTGTTGCGCGGTGACTCGAAGGGTCGCGCCGACTTCTATCAAATCATGACGCAAATCGGAGCGTTCGAGATTGATTACGTGCGGCGTCTCGAAGGATTGCCGCCGCTGCCCAATGGTGCCGGATCCTTGCCGCGCATGCAGGTTCAGAATGTCCCGTTGACTTCGCTCAATGTGTCGGTTGGCAACGCAAACCCGCCACCGTCTAAATGATTGTTCTGCGTTTCGGTTTGCGATAAGGGGGGTTCATGTTTCAGTCGCCGATCCTGCACAAAGACGCCGAGGCGCTCGGCAAGACACTCGATTTCGCTTTTGCCGTCGAGACCAAGGCCGTGTCGGATGAGGGCGAATTCGAAGGCTACGCCTCGGTCTGGAATATCGTCGATCAGGGCGGTGATTCCGTTCAGCCCGGCGCTTTCATCGAAGGGCTGACCCGCGCAAAGTCCGATCGGCGTCTCATTCCGATGCTTTGGCAGCACGATCGCCGCGAGCCGATCGGTGTCTGGACCGATATCTCGGAGGACACCAAGGGGCTTTGGGTAAAGGGTCGGCTTCTGGTCGAGGCAGATCCTCTCGCCAAGCGCGCGCATGGTCTGCTTAAGGCCGGTGCGCTCGGCGGCTTGTCGATCGGCTATCGGATCCCGATGGGCGGTGCCGAAGAGGACACGAAGCGGCGCGGCGTTTGGCTGCTGAAAAAGATCGATCTCATTGAGATTTCGCTGGTCACTCTCCCGATGCTCACCCAGGCAAAGGTGACCGCCGTTAAGAATATTCTGGAAAGCGGCCGCTTGCCGACGACCAGGGAATTCGAGGGTTTCCTGCGGGATGCAGGGTTTCCTCGTGAAAAGGCCACGGCGATCGCGTCGATGGCCACGCCGCATCTTCGGGGGGAGCCCGAGGGGGATGGCGATGAAGCCGCCGCACTCGATCGTTTCGAGAAGGCATTCCGTGCTGCCATGCAACAATCGAATTGAAGGGGTTTAACCACATGCGTCGTTCCATTTTCTCGGGCTCCGCTGTCGCCGCAATGATGGCGGCCGGTGCCGTCATGTCGCCTGCCGAACGGCAGGCTGGTCGTTTTCTCCGTGCGCCGGATGGCCACGGCATCCGCACCAAGGATGCCGGTGGGCAGTCGGGTGGCGGCGGCCGCGATCCCGAAGCCATCGCTGCCGATCTGGCAAAGCAGATCGCGGAAGCCACCGGCGAAGCGAAGGCTGTTGCCGAAAAGGCCGTTTCGGACGTCAAGCAGTTTGGCGAGCTTTCCGAGTCGGCAAAGGAAACCGCTGATCAGGCGCTTGCCAAGATGAACGGGCTCGCCGAGCAGTTGAAGGAATTCGAGCAGGTCGTCGACCGGCTGAAAACCGCAGGCTATTCGGGCGATGAAATCAAGTCGCTTGGCGCACAGTTCGTCGACTCCGATTCGTTCAAGAAGCTGGCAAGCGACGAGGCCAGCGGCCAGCGCGGCCGTGCCACGCTCGAGGTCAAGGGCGCTGTCCCTGATATCGAAACCAAGGCGACGATCACGCTGGCAACTGCGAACGCCGCCGGATCCGCTGGCGCGGCCGTCGCGCCGACGCGCCTTCCTGGCATCCTGCAAATCCCGCAGCGCCGCCTCACTGTCCGCGATCTCATTTCGCCCGGCCAGATGAGCGGCAATGCTCTGCAGTATGTCCGCCAGACCGGCTTCACCAACAACGCCGGGATGGTCGCCGAAGCCGCGCGCAAGCCGCAGTCGGATCTCAAGCTGGAGCTTGTCGACACCACGGCGAAGGTCATCGCGCATTTCATGAAGGCTTCGCGCCAGGTGCTCGACGACGCGCCGCAGCTTCGGTCGCTGATCGACTCCCATCTGCTGTATGGTCTGGGCTTCCGGGAAGAAGCGCAGATCCTCTATGGCGATGGCACCGGCCAGAACCTGCTCGGCATCATCCCGCAGGCGTCCGATTATGACAACGCCCGCGAGGCCGCTGTCAAAGCTGCGCGCGACCCGGATGGTGCCGGTGCGCTCGTTGGCAAGGTGACCGCGATCGATCGCATCCGCCTTGCAATGCTGCAGTCGGTGCTCGCCGAGTTCCCGTCGACCGGTATCGTTCTCAATCCCATCGATTGGGCGATCATCGAGTTGATCCAGGACGGCATGGGCCGCTACGTGATTGGCCAGCCCCAGGGCTCGGCTGATATGCGCCTGTGGCGCTTGCCGGTTGTCGAAACGCCTGCGATCACCGCTGGCACCTTCCTCACCGGTGCTTTCCGCCTTGGCGCGCAACTGTTCGATCGCTGGATGGCGCGCGTGCAGCTTGCCACCGAAAACGAGGACGACTTCGTCAACAACCTGGTCACCATCCTCGCCGAAGAGCGCATCGCGTTGGCCGTTTACCGTCCCGAGGCGTTCATCACCGGCGACCTGTATCCGGTCTAATCCGGTTCCGGTCCTAACCGGGTCGCAGGGGGAGCCGGGCCGACAGGCTTCGGCTCCCCTATTCGTTCAGAAGGAGAGAAATCGTGAAAGAGTTCGAGTTTGAAGTGAAGCGCCGCATGGACGGCGATCGTGAGTATCATCCTGGCGATGTGCGCAAGCTGTCGGCCACCGATGCTGTCCACCTGGTCAAGTCGGGTGCCCTTTTGCCGAAGGGCAAGGAGGCCCAGGCTGCAATGGACAAGCTCATCGGTGAAGCGCCGAGCGCCCAGCTTGTGCAGGAAGTCGCCGGGTCGAAGGATGCCGGTAACGCTCCGGTCAATAAGGCGGATGTTTCGGATCCGGCGGCGGGTGCCGCTGCAGACGCCTCGGCCGCGACCAGCGGTGAAGGTCAGGCGGCCGCCTCGAGCGAGCCTGCACAGACCGCACCGGCGGCTGCGACCAAGGCTGAAACTGCGAAGCCTGCCACCGGCAAGCGTCGCTAAAGGGAGGTAGCAAGTGCCCGAGCCGATCGATGTCGAAACGGTCAAGAAGCGCCTGGGGATCCGCAACGATCAGCGTGATGAGGAAATCGCCGCGTTGATCCGGGCCGCGCGCGGCCAGATCGAGGATTATTCCGGGCACTTGCTCACCCGCCGGTCCCATAAAAAATATGGGACCGCTTTCTCGGCGGCCGCGCCGATCGCGCTCAATGTATGGCCGGTGCATGATCTGGTGAAGGTCGAGCATCTGGGCAGCGACGGCGTTCCGACCGAGATTCTTGGCTGTCGGCTCGTTGTAATGGGCGAGCCTGCCCGCGTTTTTTCGCCCGAAGGTGAAGCCTGGCCGGTTGCTGGTCTGGGCTACTCGATCGAAGTCGACGCCGGATGGGATGAGGGCGAAGCGCCCGACCAACTTCTGCAGGCCATGTTGCTCTTGATCGGGCACTGGTTTGAAAACCACGAAGCGACCGTTGTCGGCACGTCAGCGGTCGAGTTGCCTCTCGGCGTTCGGGATCTGTGTCATCAGTTCCGTTTGCCGGGTTTTGTCTGAAAGGAGCGAAAATGTCCAAGAGTGAAGAATTCAAACGGGGCGAGCATGGCTTGAAGGCCGACCGCCTTTTTTGCCGGTCCGGCGTTGTCGGTGAAAAGGGCAAGGATCTGTCGGCCGAGCAAATCGCCAAGCTGACGGACGATGATGTTGCCGTCCTGCGCGAGCAGGGTATCTTGTCGATCACCAAGGCGGCGGCAACCGAGCCGACCGGCGGCAAGAAGGACTGATATGCGCTCTGGCGATCTCGACACTCTCATTCGGGTTTTCAAGCCTGCCGCTTTGCAGCGCGCAGGCCGTTCCCGCGTGGCGAGTGGCGAGACGCTGGTCGCTGAATGCATGGCGGCATATCTGCCTGCAGTCGGATCCGAGCGCTTTGCCTCCGACCAGGCTGTTGCGAACGCACCGGCTGTTTTCATCATTCGTCGTGAGTTGGACGTCGAGGCTATGGACGCCACGCATGTTATCGCGCTGGTCGAGGATGGCGAAGTGCGTGACCGGTTCGCCGTCAAGTCGGTTCGGCCGTGGCCGAAGGATCCGCGTTTCGCGCTCGAGGTCGCTGCCATTGCGGAGTCAGTCACATGAAAATGGAGATCTCTGGCTTCCGCGAGCTTAACCAGGCGATCGTCGAGTTGGGCAAGACCACCGGCAAGAACGTGTTGCGTCGCGTCGCGCGTAAGCGCTTGATGCCCATGCGCGACGCGGCCGAGGCCAATGCGCCGGAGCGCACCGGCATTCTTAAGAGCCGGATCATCGTCGGCACCCGCCTTGCGCGATCGCAGCGCGGTGCGCGCGGCGTTCACACCGGCGGCGGCAATTTTCGCACCGACGCAAAGAACGGGATCCGCATGCACATGGGGCCGGGCCAAGAGCCGCAGGCGATCCAGTCGGAGTTCGGTAACTTTCGCCAGGCTGCGCAGCCTTTCATGCGTCCGGCGTTCGATGCGGAGGCCGAGCCTGCTATCGACGGCATCGGCGATGACCTTTGGACCGAGATCGCTGCCACCGCCGCTCGCGCGGCGCGTAAGGCAGCGCGCGCGGCGTCGCGGGGGTGACGATGGCCGCGCGCATCAATTCAAAAAGCGAGGCACACGCTAATGGCTGATTGGGGTGCCGCTCTTACCGCTCGCCTACTCGCCGATGCTGCGCTCGCAGCGGCGGTGGGCGCTCGCATCGACTGGAATGTTCGACCGGACAAAGAGGCTCTACCGGCTGTCATTTTGCAGACCGTGAGCGATCCGCGTCCCGATCACTTTGGCGGCGAGCAGGACTTTCGCCAGACGCGAGTCCAGGTTGATTGCTGGTCGCTCGTCTCTGCCGATCACGCTACCCAGATTGCCGAGAAGGTGATCGCGGCCGTTCGGCCGGTGCCTGGTCAGGCTGGGTCTTATGATGATGGATCCTGGGAGCGCGACGGGGTCCGCTTTGATCGTCCGCAAGTCGAAGGGCCGGTGGATGGTGGAGAGCAGCTTGATACGGTATATGTCCACCGCGCGCGCGTGGACGTGTTGCTTTGGCACTCTGAAATGGAAGGGGTTTAATCATGCCGAAAAGTGCAGCTAAGACGGGCTTCGGCTCGAAGTTCTATCTGGCAGCGGTCGCTGCCAACATCACCAATGCGGGGAGCCAGTGGGGCGAAGTCATCGCCCTTAAGCCGCCGAGCGATTCGACCGATACGACCGAAGTCACGCACTTCGAGTCGCCTGGTCGCTACCGCGAATGGATCAAGACCCTGATCGATGGCGGCGAGGCCGACATTCAGGTCAATCTTGTTCCTGGCAATGCAACGCATCTTGCCATGATGGCGGCGTCGCAGTCGGAGGACAGCTTTACCTATGCTTTCCTTATCCCGAAGGGCGCGGGTGCGTTCTGGAAGATCCAGGGCGATTGCCTGGTGACCGGCTTCGATCCCGAAGTTCCGCTCGAGGATCGCATGGTCGCCACCGCTCGGCTCAAGTTCACCGGTGCCCGCACCGAAGCGGACGCGGTTTAACCTATGGCGGTGGTTTCTGGACCGGTCGCCTTTGATGTTGACGGTGAGAGCTATTCGGTTGCTTTCACCGTCAACGCTCTTTGTGCGCTTGAGGAGGAGTTCGGCGGCCGTTCGATCTCCGATATCGGTGACAACATCGCATCGGGCTCGGCCGGTGCTCGAGGAGTTCGCGCGCTGTTTCGCGCTTCGCTTCTCGATGCCCATCCCCAGATCTCCGATCGGGATGCAGGCCGCTTGCTCGACGCGCTCGGCGCGCAGGCCGCTGGCGACATCATCCAGCAGGCTTTCGCTCGGGTGCAAGCCGGGCTGCAAGATATCGCTGGCGAGTTGCCGCCGGTCGACAAGCAGGGCCGCTTGATCTTTGAGGTCGCTGGCGAGCGGATCATGCTCGTTTTCGGTTTCAACGCCCAGGCCGAGCTTGAGGACTATTTCGGCGGGTTGAAGCCCGAAGAGATTGCTCGCAAGGTTGGCGCTCGGGAAATCACCTTGCGCGATCTGCGGGCCATGTTTCGTGCATCTGCGATCGATGATCGCGAGTTGACGATCGAGGATGCTGGTCGCTTGATCGATCGCATCGGTCTGAAAGTCGCGGGCCGTGCGGTCGCTGTTGCGTTCGTCGGTGCCTTCCCGGAGGCGGCGACGGAAATGGAGGGGGAGCCGGAGGGCAATCGGCGGCAAAGGCGGGCCGCCGCCGCGCGCCCTACAAAGCGGCCGAAGGGTGGGACTGGCAAGCGCTAGAGTCACTTTGGGCGGCCGAGGGTCTTGACCCGGTCTTGTTCTGGCAGATCACGCCGCTCCGCTTCACGAACATCATGCGCGGCCGTCAATGGGCGCGCGAAGAGGAAGAGAAAGCGCGGATCGCCGGTGCCTGGTATAGCGAGGCGTTCCGTCGCCAGAAGAGGTTGCCGGATCTCGAGACCCTACTCACGCCGCAAGATGAGTTGGCCGAGCAGACGGCCGATGATATCTTTGCCGTCTTGCTGCAAATGCAGGCGGCGGGGGCACATATGACGATTGAGGAGGTCGACGAGTCATGGCTACTGCAGTAATCGGTGCGCTGCGCGTCGACCTTGATCTTGGCACGTCCGGCTGGTCGCGCGGGCTCTCGCAGGCCGATCGAGACGCCAACAATATGCAGCGTCGCTTTGAGCGCGTTGGACAAGGTCTTAGTAATACTGGGATGGTCATCTCTGCGGCGGTTACCGCTCCGTTCGCAGCATTACTCTCGACGGCCATCCCGGCGGCGCGAGAAAGTGCAGAGGCAGTTGGCCAAGTCGAGGCCGCGTTGCGCTCCATGGGGCCAGCGGCCGGTTTCACGTCGCAGCAATTGCAGGACATGGCTGGGCAGTTGCAGTCGATCTCGACTTTTGACGACGATGATATCCTGCGCAAAGTAACCGCCAACATGCTCACGTTTGGCAATGTCGCCGGTGAGCAATTTGATCGCGCGCAGCGGGCTGCGGTCGATCTTTCTGCGCGGATGGGCACGGATCTGCAGTCATCTGCTTTGATGCTCGGCAAAGCGTTAAATGATCCGGCAAAGGGACTCTCTGCTTTGCGGCGCGTTGGGATCCAGTTTACTGCCCAGCAACAAGAGCAAATAAAAGCAATGGCTGCGGCTGGTGACGCGGCGGGTGCGCAGAGTATCATGCTCAATGAATTAGAGCGTCAGTTTGGCGGCTCTGCCCAGGCGTTGCGTGATGCCACTCCTGGCGCGGACATGATCGACCAGTGGCGTCAGTTTCAGGAAACGATCGGCGAGTTGGCTCTAAAAATATTGCCGCCATTGACCGCAATTGCCGCCAGCGTTTTGTCCGCCTTTAATGGTTTATCACCAGAAATGCAGGCGATGGCAGTCGGTGCAGTAGCTATCGTCGCCGCGCTTGGTCCGCTGTTGATGGTTCTGGGACCGATTGTGTCGGCGATCGGTGCCGCAATCCCCATCATCGCCGGATGGCAGGCAGCGTTTACGGCAGCCAGTCTCGCGGCCGGTGGGTTTGTCCCTTTGCTGGCACCGTTTCTACCGATCATCGCCGGTGTCGCCGCCGCTCTTGCAGCTGCATGGGTAATTTGGGAGAATTGGGATAAAATCGCGCCGATATTGCAGCGCGCATGGGCTGTGCTCCAGGAGACGCTAGGTCCGCCGTTAATAAATTTATTTAATGCTCTTAAAGAGGCAGCGATTGCGCTTTGGAACAGCGCGTTCATCGAGAAATTAGGCGCTGTGATTGCCATTGTCGCTCATTGGGGTCAGATCTGTCTTGAGGCATTTGGCTCGGCAATTCCGGGTTTATTGCAGGCTTTAGGCTCTGCCGCTGGCGGTGTGTTTAACATGATCGCGGACGCCATTAGGTTCGTCATCGCTATTTTATCTGGTGATTGGCAGGGTGCGTGGGATGCCGCTAAGGGGTTCGTATCGTCGTTCCGCACTGCCGTTGATGGCATTCTATCGGGACTGGGGAACGCCGTAGTTGGTTATATCTCGAGCATGGTGCGTGGGATAGATGAATGGATGGGCGGTGCTCTGACGCGTATTTGGAACGGTGTAAAAACCAAGATTGAAGAAGTGAAGGGGTATTTTTACGGGCTTTATGATGCTGTTGTCGGTCACTCATATGTGCCTGATATGGTTGACGGCATTGCGCATCAAATGGCGCGGCTCGACGGTGTTATGGTCGATCGTGCGCGCCGCGCCACCGCTGGGACCGCTGCCGCTTTTCGCGCGCTGGCGAGTGAAGTTGGTCCGCTTCTCGATCGGCTTTTTCCCGATGCCGCCGAGTTGCGGAAATATCGGGACGATCTTGCTCTTATCGCTCGTGCAGAAGCGGCTGGCACCGCAGGCGGAGGATTGTCGCCTGATCAAGCCCGCGAAGCTCGGCGGCGGCTCCGTTTTGAGGCTTCTGGTCTGGATCTAAATGCGGCACCGACTGCCATCGGCAGCAACGACATTGTTCAAGTCGATCAAGAGGCTCTTAACCGTGATCTCGATCGGATCGTAGGGATGGTCGACACTGGGCTATTTGATCCTCTTGAAGATAGGACTCTCAAAGCGGTGCAGAATTTTTCTGATATGTCGCGTGGCATCCTGGATTCACTCCGGGGGATGGTTTCTTCGTTCAAGAATGGGGACATTGTAGGTGGTATTCTCGGCATTTTGGACATGGTCGGCCAGGTGGCGAACATGGTCGCGGGGATCACCGGCAAGTCAAATCCGTTCCAAGGCGTCGGGCAGTTGCCCGGAGGCGGTGGCTATGGCGGCGGCCGCGCGCTTGGCGGTCCTGTTGTCGCTGGCAAGACCTATCGGGTTGGCGAGCGCGGTCCCGAATGGTTCACGCCTGGCACCGGTGGGCGCATCACGCCGGACGGCGGCGGTGGCGGTGGCAATGTCTACCATATCTCGGGAAATCTGTTGACCGAGGAGTTCTGGTCGCAGATCCAGCAAATGGACGAACAAGCCGCGATGAAGGGCGCGCTCGGCGGTGCAAACATGGTGCAGACCATGTCGCAGAAGCGCGGCCGCCAGCGGTTGGGAAGGGGGCGCTAAATGATCGATTTGCCAATCTGGCCAGCGCCGAACGGTGCCGAGCCTTATTTTCTGGACGCGGGCGGCTGGCAGTTGCCGTCGATCGGCGGTGGCAACGCCGTGCGCATCGATCGGCTCGGCGATCGGCACGGCATTTCGGTTTCGATGCCGCCGATGCGCCTGCGGGACGATAAGCGGGGGATCCACGCGATGGAGTGGATTTCGCGCCTTAAGCGCGGTTGCTCGGAGGGCGTCCGCATCCGCTTTCCGCAGCCTGGTGTCACTCGGCCTGCAAATGCCACGGTGCGGACCGCGACGAATGCACAGGCCACGCTTATTCCGGTGCAAGGGGTGCCTGGCACGATCTACCGGGAAGGCATTTTCTTCTCCCTGGTCAACGCAACGACCGGGCAGCGGTATTTGCATTCGGTTAACACCCAGGCCGTTCTGGACGGCGCTGGCCAGGGCACGATTTCGGTCCATCCGCGCACCCGCATCGCCGCTGCAGTCGGCTGGCAATTGCTTTTCGATTATCCGACGATCGAAGGCCGGTTGATGGGCGAGCAGCAAAAATGGACGCTTGAGTTGGCGCGCACGGTCGGCCTGCAATTCGATATCGAGGAGATCGGCTGATGGCTGGTCATTTGCCGCCTGCCCTTGCGGCTTCATTCGAGAGCGGCCGGTGCCTGCCTGTCTTGATGCTCCGCGTCGATCTGCCTGCGATCGATACGCTTGCCTTGCTCTACGGCACCGGCGAGATCACCTGGGGCGGTGTGAAGTTTGTCGGCAAGGATGATCGGTTCGGATCCCTTATGGCGCTCGATCCGCCGGAGGATGGCGTTGGCGATAACGCACCTTCGATGTCGTTCGAGATCGCAACGCCGAACGACACCGCCGCCGCTTTGCTGGCATCGCCGCTCTACCAGGGAGCCCGGACGCGCCTTTGGGTCGGCGGCCTGGACGCGGCCGGTGCATTGCTCGAGCCGTATCTTCTTTTTGACGGGTCGCTCGATCGGCCGCTGTTGCACCTGGATAAGGCCGTGCGCAGCCTCGAGTTCGATTGCGTTTCTGGGTTTGAGAAGTTCTTTGCTGACACCGAGGGCCAGCGGCTTGCCGATGCATCGCATCAGGCGGTCTGGCCTGGCGAGCAAGGGCTCATCTATGTGACCGGGATCTCTCGAACGATTATCTGGGGGCCGGGCGAGCGGCCAGGCAATGGACCGGTCTACGGATCGGCGGCCGGATTCGGCAACTTTGGCGGCGGCGGTGGCGGCCGTGGTTTCGGTGACTTCATGAACGTGGATCTGCGATGAATATTCTCGAAAAGCGGCGGGCCGCTACCCAGGCAACGATCGATCGCTTCAACGATCACCCTTTCGAATGGGGCAAGTTCGATTGTGCGAAAATGGTCGCTTTCCACTTGCGCAAAATGGGCGAGCCGATCGCGCATGCAAAGGCTGGATCCTACTCGGATGCGCTCGGCGCGAAGCGGGCGATCCGGCGGCTCGGCTTCGAGGACATGGGCGAGTTGATGTCATCAAAGTTTGTCGAAATCCCGCCAGCGGCTTGCCTGCTTGGCGACGTGATCGAGTTCAAGGCCGACAATCCGCTCGGCGCGCTCGGCATCGCGCTAGGCAATAATGCCGTGTTTTGCTACTCGGAGGAAGTGCCGGAGGGGCCGGTGTCTGCGCGGATCCATGAGGCAGTTCGCGCTTGGAGGATCGTGTAAATGGCGAAGGTGGTCAAAGGGGTTGTTTCTGTAATCGGCGCGGTGGCGTCGGTGCTCGCTGTCATCCCTTCGCCTATTCAGCCGATCGCGGCCGTTGTCGCCACCGTCGCCAGCGTTGCGTCAACTGCCCTTAACATGATTGCGCCGACCAAGCCGAAGTCGAGCGCGCAAGGCCAGCAGACCAGTTTCAAGTTGGATCCGCAATCCGGGATCCCCTATGTGATCGGCCGAACGCTCACCGGCGGCAATGGGGTGCATCGCGATACCTGGGGCACCGATAACCAATATCAGGGCTTTGCGATCGTCTGGTCGGGAGGCGGTCCGGTGCAGGCCATCGAAGCCTTCCAGGCCGATCAAACCACGATCGGCTTCGGCGCTGGCTATAACGCGGTCGGTGGATTTAAAGACTTCATGTGGCTGTCGACGCAGCTTGGCGCTTGCCCATCGCCTGCCTTGCCGACGCCGGTTGCTGGTTTTCCTGGATGGGGCGCTCAATCGAAACTGTCCGGCTATGCGGCCGGTGTCTGGGTCACCAAGTTCGACAAAAAGGGCAAGAAATATTCCGGCGGATTGCCGCGACCGGCTGCTATTCTGCAAGGTGTTAAAGTCTACGATCCGCGACGGGATTCCACCTATCCTGGCGGCGTTGGCGCTTGTCGACCGCTTCAAGAGAACACGTATGTCTATTCCGAGAATCCCTGGCTGCATGCGCTGACCTGGGCACTTGGGCGCTGGCAGAACGGCGTCAAAGTCATGGGCGTCGGCATGTTGCTCGAGCAGATCGCCGTGGCTTCGTTTGTCGATGCCGCGAACATCGCCGATGCGAACAATTGGAAGGCAGGCGGCGTCGTTTCGTCGGTGGACGATAAATGGGAAGTGATGAAGATGCTTGCCCAGGCAGGCGGCGGCCAGTGCATCCGGCTGGGCGCGTGTCTTACTGCTCTGGTTGACGCGCCTCGCGTTGCGGTTGCAACGATCCGCGAGAGCGACCTGGTCGGCAAGGCTTCGATCTCGGCGACGCAATTCCAGCGATCGCGCATCAACCGGCTTGTGCCGATCTATCGCTCGGAGGCGCACGGCTGGGAGCAAGTGCCTGCGGATCCGGTTTCCTTTGCTGTTCATGAGGCCGAAGATGGCGGCCGCCGCACGGCCGAGACTGAATTCGTGCTTGTGCAACAGATCAAGCAGGCGGCCGAGCTTGCGGGCTATGAAATCAAAAATTCGCGCGAGTTCGGTCCGATCGATCTCGAGCTTAAGATCCAGTGGCTGGGCATTGAGCCGGGCGACCTGGTCAATCTCGACATGCCATCGGCCGGCCTTGCCAATCAACCGGCGCTTGCCCTTACGCGCGGCATCGATCCGGGCACCGGCAATGTTGCGCTGTCGCTCCGATCGGAGACGCCGACCAAGCATGCCGAGGCGCTTGGCAAAACCACCACGATCGCGCCGTCGCCGTCGCTTGTGCCGCCGGATCTTTCGATCGTCGCCGCGCCGACCGTGGGATCCTGGACGCTCGCGGCTGGCATCGTCGAGGGGCCGGACGGCACCGGCTTGCCGATCCTGGTCGCGCGTGGCGCGACGGACAATCCGAACGCCAGCCATGTCGTTTTTGAATATCGACCGGTCGTCGCGCCGCAGGGGGCAATGCCGCCAGCGCCAGCGATCGGAGACATCGCCGCCGATTCGACCGGCGCCGAGTTCGTTTATGAGGCAGGCGGCTGGGCGCGGCGCTGGCTTATGCAATCGACCCAGGACGCCGGGGTAACGCTGCAGGAGTTCGGTGCGGTAACGCCGCAGACCAGCTATCAGATCGCGGTGTCTTATGTGTCGCGCGGTGTGCTCGGCGATCGCCGAGTGCTCGGGCCGGTGCTTACTGGATCCCTGGTCGCGTCGGGCTTTGCCGGTGCGGGTGATCTGGCGGGTGTCGACTATGTGCGATTTGGCGATGGAAGTATTCGCCAGGGCAACGGAGTGACGACTGCAACGGATGCTGGGTATCGAACCGATCTCGGCGTTTCGGCTGGTTTTGTCGGGCAGACGGTTTGGGCAACGCTCGACGATCCGAGTGCCACTCCCGAAAAGCTGCAGGGCATCGATTTCGGCGCGACGCGCGGCGAGAACATGGTTCGCAATGGCAATGCCGAGGGTGGATCTCTACAGGGCTGGGCGCTGGTCGAAGGCGGCGGCCCTACGCTTTCTGTTGCAGAGTTCGCTGGCATCCCGGAGGGTCGCCGTGCTTTCGTTATCACGAAGGCGGCGGCCGGTGCAGCGGGTGCATTTGGTTCTGCCGCCATTCCGGTAACGCCAGGCCGTTCCTATCTGATCAGGGCTAAAATCTGGGGCTCGGCACCGTCGCCTGCGGGCCTTTATTTTAGGCTGATGTGGCGCTCGAGCTTTCCTTCGACGGGGTTTGTGGGGTTGGCAAACCGAGAGGGCTCTATCGATATCGTCAGCGATGGTCCGGTCTCTGCGCTGCCGATCCAATATCAGGCGATCTGGCAATGCCCGGCGGATATGTATTGGCTTACGGCCGCCTTCTATAATTGGTCCACCACGTCATCCAATCTGCAGTTGGCGTTTGATGATGTTCAAATGGTCGAGCTTGCCGGTTTCGATCGACTGGCCAGCGATGCTGTTCGGCTCGGCGGCAACGTGCGACGGCAGGACGGTGCGACGCTTGTCACCGATGCGGCGGCGATCACTGCCCTTGGCGTTTCGGCTGGGATTGTCGGTCAAGCACCCGCTGCGACCGATCCGACCATTCAATCGGGCGCGACGCGCGATGTCATCACTGATGCCGATTCCGGCACCGATCGGCCGCCGAATTGGTATTATGCAAACCATCTCGGTCGCATCGTGCAGGAGCGCAAAGCCGCCTCTGCGCTTGGCCTGCCTGCAACGACCCATCTTGGCACTTTGACCACTTTCGCCGCCGATTATTACGCCGGAGCCATGCAGCAAACCTATGTCTCTGCCTCGGGCGTCATGTATCGCCGGTGGCATGCTAACACCCTTTCCTGGCAATCGTGGCAGTTGGATTATGGCACCGCGCGGCGTCCGGCTTTCGATCAGTCGGACATCATCGATATTGGCACCACTCCTGCAACGCGCGCTAATTTTCGGACTGATCTGGGCATTGCCGGTGGCATCGCTGGGCAGGCTGATTGGGCCACCTATACCGGGATCTCGACTGGCAACATGGCCGGGCGCGTTTCTCGGCTGGACTCTGGGGCCGGTCGCGCGCTCGATGGCCGCTTGCTCAATTCGAACAACAATTTCGGCTTGCGCGCATTGTCAGCGCCGCCGGGCATGTCGGCTACCGCTCAAACCAGCACGGCCACGGTCGACTTCAATTCGTCGGGCATCCTGTATCCCGATTGGGGCGGCACCCTGTCGCTTCCATCGGCATCGTTCCCTGGTCTGTCGCAGTCGACGCAATATTACTTTTGGAGGAACATGCCTTCGCCGGATGGCATCGGATCCAGCTATGGCTACTCGACGAACCTTGTCGACGCTCTGGGCACCGGCAAGGTCTACCTGGGGCAATATTTGACGCCTGCAGCCGGTGGCGGCGGTGGCGGCGGTGGCGGCTGGGGTGGTGAGAATTGCGTCGCGGCCGACGCGATCGTTCGCCTTGCCGATGGCCGCCTGGTCGACGCGGCCGAGGTCAAAGCTGGCGATCGGATCACCGTGCTCGCCTCGAGCTTCGATGGCATCGCCGAGCATGTCGTTTCTGCGAACCTGGTCGCGGAGGCCGATTGCGTTCGCCTGGTCACCGAGTCGATGATCCCGCTCACGCTCGCGCTGAATACGCCGATGACGACCAAGGATCGCGGCTGGATCATCGCTGCAAACGCCAGCGGCTATGAGATCCCTGTGCTCGACGCGGCTGGTTTCCGCTGGGAGAAGGTGCTCGATGTCGAGTATGTCGGCCGCCGTCCCGTTGCGCGCATCGACTGCGAAAACGGAACCTATGCGGCTGGCGATATCGGCGGCCGCTTCATCCTGTCCCACAACACGATCTACAAACCGTAGGAGCCGCCCATGTCCGATCCAGCCTTGCTCGAGCCGCAAAACCAGAAAGGCGTCAACGTCGATCCGCCGGACCGGCTGGCATTCGAAGAGCGTCCGCTCAAAGGGGAGCCTGCGACCGATCGCTTGCTCGAAACCGAAACCGGTCGGCTGTTGCGCGAGCGGATTCTGGTCGCCGATGCTCGAGCCGAGAACGTGGTAACGCCTGCGGATCCGGCGGCGACGGCGTTCAGCCTGTTGATCAGCCATGCGGCCGTCGATGCCGATGGCGCTGTGGCGCGGCGCGATGGCAAGCCTATCATTGCGCCTGCCCATGAAGTAGTCTTGACGCACGAGGCGCTCGGGCGGTTGGGATCCGAGGCGGCGGTCGACGAAGCGATCCGCGCGGCTCGGGAAGTTGCGGCCGCCCAGGCGGACCGCGTGTTTCGCGGAGGCGAGTTGGCCGATCGGCTGCTTGTCGGCCGCCAAAGTTGAAAGGATCGGAAATGCTTCAATTCGCTACGGACCTGGTCGACCTGTCGACCAAGCTGCAAACCTTCATCATGCTCCACGCGGCGTCGCTGCCGGAGTTCACCCGCAACAAGCTGCTCGAGGCCGGGCTGCATCCGTCGCCGGTCGATCGCATCGTCAACGCGGCCGAGGCTCTTTATGCCGTCAAGTCGGACCTTTCGGCCGAGGGCCGCGTTATGTGTGCGCAGCTTGCTCAATTTGCAGCGGTCAACGGCTGGCACGGCATGGGCGAACGCGGGCTGAAAATCGCCCAGGCAATGCAGCGCATCGGCGGCTATAACGCACCCGCTGGATCCGCATGGCCGAAGGCCGAGGACGATCCCGAGCCGATCGCCCAGATGGTCGAGCCGCCTGCAGAGCCGGAGCCGGTGGATTCTGGGATTGCCGTGCCCACCGGTCCCGAATAAAGAAAGGGACCAAAGGGTCGCAAATCAAAGCAGTGGGGCAATGTGACGGAGTCGAACGTGGCAGAAGCTATCAGCATGAACGGGCGCGTCGTCCATCTTGAGGAGGGCCAGCAACGGCTCTTTACCGAGGTTGGGTCGCTGCGCTCCGAGCTTGCTGGTATTGGCGGGAAGATCGACAAGATCGCCGACTCGCTCGCCACCGTCGCACCCGCTGCCGAAGCTACCGCCGACAGGGTGCGCCTTGAAATCCGCGAAGAGCAAGACCGCAAGGCTCGCGATCGCTCGGATCTGTTCAAGAACGCATTGGCTGGACTCGGCGGCGTCGCCTTGATCGTGACGGCGATCGGCGGTCCCTGGGTTGCTCGGGTTGGCGCGCTCGAGCAGGGGCAATCTCGGGTCTATGACTCGATGTCAACTTTGCGCCAGGATGTTACTCGGCTCACCGTCGATGCCGAGCGGAATCGAGACGCCATCGCCGAGTTGCGCCGGGCTCGGTCCGGCTATGCAGGGGATGGTCAAAATGGGTCGAGTGGCCGAAACAATTAATGGGTATCGCTTGCCCGAGTGGCTGTCGCCGCTGGTAGCTTTGACGCGTCCCTTGGCGGTCACGATGGTGATCGCAATTCCTGCAGTCGGATCCGCTTCGGTCGGCATCGCCTCGATCTTTGACGCGCGCATCGCCGAAGCGATGGCTCGCAATTCGATCATTTTCATCGCTGGCATTCCCGAGGCGGCATGGTGGGTGATCGCCTCGATCGCGCTCGGCTATTTCGGATCGAAGTCGGCCGAGGTCATCAAAGCGCCGCCGCCGCCTGCAGGACGTGCCAGCCCGGAGGGTGCCGCGACCAGGGGCGAGAGCGAAGCCGTCGCGCCGCCGGTGGATCCGTCCACCTTCGATGAAGATGCGCCGCCGCCGCAGATCGCGGGTGCGGGCGTCGCTACGCCGGAGTTGAAACTATGACGATCGTTCCTGGCCTTCGGCCGGTGCAAGACCGCCTGCAGCGCCTTGGCTTCTATCCGTCCCAGGGCGACGGGCAATGGGGGCCGCAGACCGAGGCCGCTCTTAACCAGGCGCTCACTCTGCTCGAAAAGGCGAAGGGCATCGAGCCGCCGCGCCATCCCAATTTGCCAGCGGCCTACCGTTGGCTGCTCGATCTGTCGCCGTTGCCGCAGACCACGGTCGCGGCGATCGGCTTGCTCGGCACGAAGGAGGTCGCTGGTCGCGCTCATTCGCCGGTAATCATGGCGATGGCGGCCGAGGTCGGTTTGACCGCTGCCCAATATCCCGGCGATGAGACCGCATGGTGCGGCCTGGCTGCAGCCGTGATCGCCAAGCGGGCAAACAAAGACTTCACGCCGGTT